GTCCCGGTGCCCGACGCGGCGGTGATAGCTGCGGCCAGGGCGGCGGTGTCGGTGGCGGCGCTGGCGGTGCCCTGCACTACGATGCGGCCCGGCAGGGCCACGTCGGGGAGGTTGGCCGCGACACCTGCGGCAACAGAGGCCAGGGTTATATTGTCCCAGCCTGTGCCCCCCGCGTTGCCGATAAGCATCTGCTGGGCGACCGGGGCAGCGATCGTTACCGGATCACCGCTGGGGTCGAACGAGGCAGGTAGCTTAGGGGATTGACGAGCGCGGAGATCAGCCTGCTGCGCCAGCATGGTGACGCGGTCCAGACCTTCCTCGTTGACCTCCGCTGGGAAGCCGTCGTTGGCCTGGTAGTCGATCTCCTGCGTAAACTCGATCGCGCGCTGAATAACCAGTGTCGTGCCCGCGGGGGGCGCGGTGCCCATGGAAACGGAGCCGGTTAGCGGGCCTTCCCCCGCGCTGCCACCTGTGACGGAGTAGTCGGAGGTTAGAACCTGCGCTGTCTCCACCCCGGTCGCGATATTAACCAGCGAGACTTCCAGGTCCGCGGCCTCAAAGAACACGAAAGGCACGGGGAACACGAGCGTAGACCCGTTTCCCGAATAGCTCACGTAGGACTGGTCGGACGGAACTGTATAACGTACCTTCATGGTCGGATTATACCCTATCAGCGGGGGGTCTGTCGAGGCGACAGGCCATACTGGTCGACGATGCCCTCCTCCACGCGGTCAAATAGCCCCCGTGTCGCAAGGAAGTTGTTGTAGATAATGACCTTACGGATAGAGTGGACGTCCGCCCCGGTCACAGTACCGTCTGCCAGGCCACGCAGGGCGCGGGCGGTGTTGTCGATCGTGGCCGCGGTAGGACCTCCGAGCTGCCCCACGAGGCTACGCCCCTGGAACCGCTCTGCCTCCTGCCCGGTGAGGAGGCGTTGCGCGTTGATGCCAGTGGCCTTGCCCAGGATGCTGTCCAGGTTCATCATGTGTGAAAGAACACCGGAGCGGTCGATGCCTTCCCGAACCCACATGCGGGTGTCGCGCTCCTTGACCTTGCCGTCTGCTACAAGATCGCGCAGGGCCACGCCCATCATCCCCAGCCCGACCATGGCCAGCATGGAGGACAGGGCGTTGGCGTCGCGCTGCTGGAGCCCGGCCACCAGAACGCGGGTGTGAGAGGCGAAGCCGAAGCCCTGGAACTGAGTAATCAGAGAGCCCACCGGACCCTGCGCCCACAGGGGACGATCGGTCGCGCCTGACGTCAGGACATTGCCGTCGATGTAGCGCAGCAAGGCCCGCTCAAAGGCGTTGCGCGCCTCCACGTTCTTCCACTGGTCGGCGTTGGAGAAGTACGCGCCGCGGGTGTTCTCACCCCACAGTTCACGCTCCTTGGCGATCAGCTCGACCTCGTAGTCCCCAATCCCCCACGCCCGCATCTGCGCGGCCTGCACCTCGGACAGAGGCTTGCCGTCCGCCATGGCCGCGACCCGGCGCAGGAGGGTGTCCGCGCCCATGTAGGAAGCGTGGCTCTTGATAAAGGTGTTCCACGGCGACACGCCGAACCAGATCAGCGACTTATGGGCGACCAGTCCGGAGAGCATTTCCAGCTTCGACTGGTTGGTGTACTGATCCCCGATATCCGCCAAGGTCCCCGCACGCCCGCCCATGAGCATGTCGTTGATCGTACCCGCGCGCTGCCCCTCGGCCTTGGCCATCTTCAGGGACGTGAAGCCGTCTGTAAAGTGCCCGACCAAACCGCCGAACACCCGCAAGATGCCTTCGGACATGACCATGCGCCCCATGTCGGGGAGCTGAGAGATTAGGGACGAGCCCATAAACAGGGGGATATTGGAGTTCTTGATGACCTTGGCCACGGTGCGAGCGCCCGCGTAGCGAGGGTCCATCGTGCCACCCGGCTCGGTGCCGCGGATGCGATGCACCAGCGCCTCGATCGTGCTGCGATCACGCTCGTACATGGCCTCGATCTGGAGGTTCTTCTTTTCCAGCGCGGCAATCTCGCGAGGCTTGGGGGCCTCGCCCTTGCTCATCTTCGCGTCGGACTTCTCCGCGAGCGCGGCCAACATGTCGTCACGCTCGGTCTTCAATTCCTTCAGGACGACGGCAATGCCTTCGTCCCCACCCATGATCTTCTGGTAGGCAACGTCAGCGGCCATGGTACGAATGTAGCGCGCCATGACGTTGACCACGTTACGGTCGACGAAATCGCTCATGCCGTAGCGCCCGTCCGCCGTGCGCCAGTTGTCGGGGATATCGAAGGTGCGCTCCTTGGCGGACCCGCGGCCCTCGGGCACGGTTATCTTGCCGGGCAGGCGACCATCGGGCTGGCCCAGGATTTTACTGGTGACGCTGTCGGCCATTTCATCGAGGAAGTCTTCCGCAATCGGCTTGTCCAACTGACGACGGAAGTAATCCTTGACCAATTCCTTCCACCCTACCGGGTTGGCCTTGATGCGCTCGTGATGGTATACGCGCTGAAGATGGCTCTTGCCCTCCATCTTCTTGGCCACGGCTTCGGGGTTCTTGAACACCCCGACCGCCCACTCGGTAGCCAAGTCCGCGAAGTGCTTGTCGATCAGGCGTTGCGCCTTGGCGGCGTCCGTGATGATCTTGTGCGGGCCGACGTCCCCCTCGGTCATGGCCGTGCCGATCGCGTCGTAGAACTGCCCGCGCGATAGCTTGGGCGCTTCGCCCGCCTTGACCGCCTGCTTGTAGTCCGCCCACGCCGTATCGACGTTGCGAACCATCTGTAGCATCATGGGCTCAGACAATATCTTGACCTCGGTTTCGAAGTCGTCACCGTGGCGTGCGCCCTTGAAGTGGTCGTCGAGGAGCAGGCCGGTGTAGGCAAAGCGGTTGATGATCTTGCGCGAGGTTTCGAACATGGACGTCGACATGTAGAGCGACGGCATGGCAAGCCCGATCTTGGCCAGCTTGGCGGTAAGCTCCGCGACCCCTAGCGAGTTGCGCAAGCGCGAGGTGAAGCTCGACGCGGGAGCGCCAGGGCCGGTGGCCGCGGACGAGGCGTCCTTGGGCGCGGGGGGTTCGCCAGGCTTCGGGGGCTCAACCTTGGGCGCTTCGACCTTCGGCTTTGGCTCGGCGGGGAACCGCGCGAAGCCGCGCAGCCAGTCCATCGGGTCGCCCTGCGGGTACAGCTTCAGCGGGTCGCGCCCCTCGGCCAGCTCCTTTTCGAACGCGGCTTGCAGGCGGGCGATCTCCAGGCTGGCCTCGGCGCGGTCCTTCGGCGTGAGGTTGGCCTCGATCTCGGCCATCGCCTTCTTGGTCTTCTCGATCGTCTTGGCCAGTCGGGTTTCCGCCGCCTCCCACTCCGCGATCAGGTCCTCGTTCTCGCGCTTGAGGCGGTTGAGCGTGACCTTGGGTTGGAGGCTTTCCTGGATACTGGCCAGTTGCTTCTTGGCTGCGGGCGTGCCCTCCTTGGCCAGTGCGTCCATCAGGTCGATGGTGAGCTGATCGCGCGGCATGACCATGCGCGTGACGGGCGTGGTGGGGTCGGCCTCAAGGCGAGAGATACGCTCGTCGGCCTTCTGGATTTCGGTGGCCAGGCGGGTGACGTCGTCGAGGAGCTTGGGCTGCGTCTCGGCAACGTAGTTCAGGATATCGTTGTCCGCCGCCTTGACCACGTTGTTGCGCGGCAGGGTGAAGTTCGGCGCGTTGTTGGCGTCGAGGTAGCGTCCTACCGCGGTGGTATCGAAAAGGCTCGCCTTCGGGGGAGGCAGGTCGCCCAGGCTTGACGCGCGAAGTACCTGCGTAATGTCGTTCTCGACCTGCTTGCGCACGCCGTCCTGCATGGTCTTGGTAATCTGCGCAAGCTCGCGCCTCCCCAGCGTGCCTGCCACGGAGCCAATAACGCCGCCCACGATGAGGGCACCCAGTACACTGGCCGCGCTCTCCTCGGCGGTACGGCTGACCTGTGTGCCCTGTAGGATGGCCTCCTGCGCGCCCGCGCCCGCCGCAGCGGATACGCCCACGCGCCCGAAGGAGCCCAGCGCCACCGCTGCCCTGCCGCCCTTGACGAGCGGCCCTGCCATAGGGAGGACCGTGGTGGGGTCGACTACCGCGGCGACCGTACCGATCAGCCACTCGGGCAGGGGGCCACTGGCCATGGCCTCGCGCGCCGCCTTCTCGTCTGCGATCCTGAAGCGGATGGCCTCGATATCACGATAACTGTTGGCCCCGGTGAAGCGATCGCTGTACGCCTTCTCCTCGGGGGACAGGAACTCCTCGGCATCGAACAATGCGGCGGCCAGCGGGTCTGTCTGCGCGAGGTTCTGGTCGGGCAGGCCAGTATCGTTCAGCGCGGAGCCGATCGTGTTCTCCAGCCTGAACGCCGCGCGGGTCTGCTGCGACAGGCGAGACATGAGCGCCTGGTCCTGACCCTCGGGCTTATTGAAGCGCGCGACGACTTCCGGTGCTAGAGGCTGGACTTCCGTTTCGAACGGCAATTACTTCTTCCCTCTCGGCTCGATTAGCGGCTGCGGCATCTGGCTCGGGCGGGCACCGGGGTTGGTGCGCTCCTGGCGGGTGCGTATTTCGGTCTGGTTGGTGAGGTTCTGCTGGCGAGCCTTCATATCGTTCATGAGGCGGGCGTTATTGATCTCGATGTACGTCGGGTCCTGTAGCACCTCGGCCTCGGTGGGCGGGCGAAAGCGCGGCATACCCGGAACATCGTAATACTCGCCGTCGCCACCAACCCGCAGGGCCTGCACGCGGTAGTAAGGCAAACGGCCTTCGCGCAGGTCTTGCTCGGTCTGATTATCGGCCACCAGACGGTAGGAAGACAGGTGGGGGAACTTCGGGTCCTTGACCAGATTGACGCCCGCAGCCTTCAGGCCCGGCTCGATCTGGTTCTGGTAAATACGCGCCTGATCTTCCTGCGGCAGGGCGCGCATACTGGGCGGGGAGTATCGCTCGATGGGGCGGCGGGCGATCTGCGAGCGGCTGCCTGCGGGGTCCATGCCAGGGTTAACGAGCGCAAGGCGCACGTCCACATTGGGGTCCGGGGGCTTGCCAACCGCGCCCACCATGGTCGTGCCGTAGATTTGGTTCAGCGTGGTCTTGGCGATTGCCTCGGCCTGCTCCTCACTACCAGTGCGCATATACGCAGCTTCATACGCGCGCTTCCACTCGCCTTGCAACGCGGCGTCCTGGCCGGGGAGCTTCACGAACGGTGTATTGCGCGTGCCCCACGACGTTGTGGCCTGTTCAACCTTGCTGCCAAGGTCGATCTTCGCAAGGCTCTTACTAAGCGCGTCCTTGCGGTCGTTCTCCTCCGTGAGGGTGAGCGGACCCTTGCTCATGTACGTCGAGGCGGCCTGCTTGTACGCCTCCGACTTAGGCATACCCTGCTCGATCATGCGCTTGGCCTCACTGCGCACGATGGCCAGTGTGCCCGTCTTGTCGAGCTTGGCGTTGTCGAGCGCACGCGGCGCGGTGTTCTCAAGATCGTCCGCAGCTTCGGCGGCGAAGGCCACCTGCCCGGCGCGGGACTTGTCCGTCGTCTTGTCGCTGTTCTCCAGCAATTCCTTGAACTGGCCGTACAGGAAGCCACTCGTGCCCGCCACCCCGGCCATGACCTTGATAGCGGTGGCACGCTGTTCCGGGGTTCCCTCGATCGCGATACGCCCGATCGGGATATTGCCGAATGCATTGTTGATCGCGCGGTCCGCGTTCTCCTGGCTTTTGAGCGTGCCGGTGTTGAACTCTTCTAGGGCCACTGCGGTCTTCGCCTGGTCCTTGCGCAGCGCCTCCTCGCGGTTATTGAGCGTGCGCACCGCCGTCAGATAGCCCTCGGGCGAGATCGCGCCCTTATCCTTCATCGCGTCCAGGTTGGCGCGGTTATTCGGGTTGACCTCCTTGTTACCGGAGAACTGGTCGTCAATGTCGACAAGGTAAGTGGCGATATTCTGCGTGCGGGCGCGGTCGCCATCAGCGCGGGCCTTGCTCTCCTTGCCGTCAATATAGCCCGACAGGCCGGTAACTGTTCCGGTATTGAGGTGAGGGGCCTGCTCCTTCAGCGCCGCGCGGGCCGCACCGAAGTTGCCCTTCTCCGCGTATCCGATAACCTGGTTCTTGGCCAGCTCGTCAGCGGAAGTGCGGGCGAACTCGCGCATCTGGTTAGGGTCCATGACCCCCTTCAGACGCTCCATACCGCCTTGGAACTCGGCCAGGTAGGCATTGGCATTGGCCGGATCATTCCTGATCTTCGCAGCCGTGGCGTCCATCTGGTCTTTGGCGGTAAGCAGCCCTTCCTTGCTTACCGCGTCCTTGCGCAGCTTGACGCCGATAAGCTCCGCGCCTGCAGCGTGGCGGGTGAAGCGGCGCTCCAGGTCGTCCCGCACGATCGACGTGGTAATACCCGACGTCTCCATCGCGGTCTTGGACGCCTCGCCCCAAATCTGCTTGACCCGTTCGGGATAATCCGCGGCCAGCGGGTCCAGTTCGGACATGGCCTTCTCGGCGCTCGTTACCGCCGCCGTCTCGGCCTTCACCGACGCGACGCTGTCGCGCTCGATGTTGGCCTTCTGGACAGCCTCCAGCGCGACGAGCGCGCCCGCGCCAATGTCCGTGGCGATCGAGCGGTTCAGGCCCGGCGAGCCAGGGCTACCGGACGCTACGCCACGGGCGCGATTGCCGGTGCTTTCGAACTCGGTGCCGGGGAGACGGGTAGACTTGTTCGCCATTACTTCTTCTTGGCCTCACCGTACAAAGAAGTCATGCCGGGGATGGCGTTCGTGAAGCCCTTGATGACCGCCGCATCCGCCGCCTGCTGGCCCGCCTTCATGGCGAACCCGGCCTTGGTGCGGAGGACGGACTGCCGCGCCTCGCTATCCTGGATCAGGGAGAGGCGCTGGGTTTCAAACAGCCCTTCGCGCGAGGCGATGAAGTCTCCGTCCATGCCACCACCCTGCGCGGCCATTACGGCGCGCGTGCGGGAAATCGTGGCCGTGCGCTCACGCTGCGCGGCGTCAAGATCGCGGTTAAGACCGATCTTCTCCTGCTCGGCCCCATAGTTGTAGAAGTCGCGGTTGTAGACGCCTTCGTCGTATTTCTGGTTGCTCTCCATGAGGCCGCCAGCAATAGAGCCGACAGCGGATACGCCCGCGAAGATAGCGGGCACGGGATCGTACCTAACGCGCATCGAAAATCCAAACGTCCATTACGCCTTCCTCGGCCATTTTAACCTTTCGGAGGCCCAATAGCAACATGAAGCGCTCCCCGTCGCAGTTGGTACGGTCCACCCTGGCCCAGCATTTGCCGTACATGCCCAGCATGGCGCGCGTGTAGCGCACGAGGCGAACCATATGGCGCTTCAAATCCGCGCCCAAATACGCCCAAATCTCGCGGTCCTCGTTCGGTCCCAGTGCGGCCACAGCCTTGCCGTCGACCTCCATTGCGAAGGAGAACGGACTCTCGGTGAGCGAGTGCAGCACGAGGGGGTTGGCGCGGAACACCGGCTGCGAGGAAGCATGGCGGGGCTGAAGCTCGATCTCGTAGAAGTCCGACACCTTCAGCGGGCGGAACCGGACATTACCCTTCATTGAGCATGAGCCTCGGGCACACGGCCAGCACGGTCATGGGAAGCGGCTGCGTGTTTTCGAAGTAGACCGTGGGCTCGACGCCCCATCCCCCCTCCACGGAAATCTCCTTCGTGCCGGTGAACAGCGGGGGCGACTGATCCATAGGACCGTTGCCCTCGCGCAGATTGAGCGGGGACAGGTGTCTGTCGAGGCCGTTACCTACGCCGAATGACCCGCCCACGGTGTTGTGTAGCACGATGGCCACCTTGTCGATCGCAGACGGCTGGCCCTGCCCGGTGCCCAGTTTGCCGCCTTCGGTGAAGCGCTGCGTCTCGCCACGGTACGGGTACGCCAATCCCACGGCCACGATGGAGGCGCGGCGGTTAAGCGTGATCGCGCCGCTATCGACCACGACGTCGGGATGCACCATGCCGTCCGCCAACACCGATACGGTCAGCCCTTCCAGATGGCCCAGGCCCGTGATCGTCGTCACCTCCTCGCGCACAAGCGGGGAGTTGTAGTTGGTCGTGGAGGGGTCGACCACGTCGCCCAGGTCGGCCCAGTCCGTCGTGTCGATGTAGTTACCGCTGCCATCCTTCAGCTTGAAGGCGTTGGTGGTCTTGTCGGACACGATGGCGGACAGGCGGTCCATTTCTGACGGGCCTTGTGGGGCGCGCAGCTTGACGCGGTCGCCGTCCACGAAGCCGTGAGCCGTGGCCGTGAACACACCCTCTGTCGCCTTTGTGAAGCTGGCGAGCAGGACCGGGTTGTCGAACTTGAGGCCAAGGTCCACGAAGTACGCCTCGTCGAGCGCCCTGATCTTTTCGTCGTTCGTGGCGCGCTCGTAGGACAGCGCCGGGCGGTACTGCTGATCCATGTAGCAGACGTACTGCTCCGTCGTGCCGTCGACCTCGATCGTGGCCAAAAACCACAGTTCGTGGGCAGTCGAGGACGGGTTCTGGCACACCGCGATATCGTCGACCCGCGCGAGGCCGTTGGCGATCGAGTGCGGGTGGACGCCAATGACCTTCTGGTCGGGCTCGTAGGTGAGGCCGATCAGCGAGCCGTCGCCATGCACCATCCAGATCGTGCTGTCCGGGGTGGCCTGGTATGCCATGCGCAGGAGACCGCCGCGTCCGTTGACGTCGCTGTCCGGTACGTCCTCGGCCAGGAGCATGAGGTTGCGCGAGGAGAAGTTGTCCTTGACCACCTCGTAGCGCAGTTCATACAGTTCCCGAAGGTTAGACTGGATGAACATGATCTGGTTATCGATCTGCACCGGGGTCTTGTACGCCGAGCCGCGGTACGTGGCCGAGCGGATGACCGCCGCGTTCGGGGTCAGCACGCCGCTGCTGTCCGCCGAGAACATGCGGAACTCGCCGCCTGCCGAGCCGATCGCCATGTAGTCTGCCTGTGAGGCCAGCCACATGATCGTCTGGAGGCGCTTGCCCTGCACGCGCTTCACGATCGACTTGTCGTCCTCGTTGATCGTGGGCGTCGTGCCGTAGGCGAGGCCGCGGAAGAAGTTGTCGTAGTCGTCGGACACCGAGCCAACGATCACGTCCGGCGCGGTGCGCGAGCCACCGTACCACAGGCGACCGTCGTGGAAGATCACAGCGCGGGGACCGTCCGTGTTGGAGAACAGGCCGAGCGCCCAGTCCGGGGTGGCGCTGCTGCCTGCCGGGTCGGCCAGTACCTTTAATTCGGTAGCGATGACGACCGTGGTCGAGGATACCGTGGTGATCTCGTACACACCGTCATGGAAGCGCAGCGTGCGCCCGACGTCGTCGGCAGTCGTGAAACCCCCCGGCTTCGGGACCGCGGAGAATGTGAAAGTGTAGGGGCTACCGCCGCCGGTCTTGGTGCAGGTGATCGCCGTGATGTTGGACGGCTGCATCGGCGCGTTGCCGTCCTTCCACGACACCTTCGTCCAGGTGAAGGAGGTCAGGCTGGTGCGCGACAGCTTGTACGGGTGGCCGTTGGGGTGAACCATGTACATGACGTCGACCTGCTGGGCCGTGCGCAAGTTCTGCTGTTCGTCATTGCCGTAGGTGGTGGTGGTCTCCAGCGGCGTGCCGGGGCTGCTTTCCACGAGGCCATGGTTGGCGTAGTAGCGGATGTAGTTGTGCCCGACCTCCATGATGTACTGCTGATCGGTGGCCACATCGAACGGGATCAGGGCGTTCTTGGCGCTGGTGCGGTTCTTGACCTCGTTCACGAATATCGAGCCCGTGCGGCGCATGAACCCGCCATGCGGCAGGATTTGCCCGTTGAGAGCTTGTCTTAATCCTTGATGATAGGCTTCTAAATCATCCCGCGCTCGTAAACGACGAGTTAGAAGACCCGCTGTAAAATTAGACTGTATCGGGTTACTTCTAGCCAATTCCCGCCTCTATCAGTTTATTACCCTTACGAGAGTTCTCGGCCCCCGACAAGAGTTGCAGGTTCCACGGAACATGCAGGCCACAAAAATTTTTACCTTTTAACGGGTGTATGTGGTCAACCGTTAACCCCGTCTTGGCAGCGCGTGCGTATACCGCGTCGATCGCGTTTTTGTCCGCCCAGCTAGGAGTGGCGTTAATGACACGCGCCCTACGGCGGCCCGCTGCGGCGGCAAACACTTCAGGTCTTATTTTTGCGTATCTCTTAGCGTATTCTTTGTGCTGCTCGGGTTTATCACGGCGAAGCGCTCGGCGTTTTTCGTTTCGATCGTCTCTGTTGGCCGCGTGCCAAAGCCTTTTAGCTTCTTTTCGCGCCTTCTTGTTTTCGGCGTAATATTTATTTACTGCTAAGCGCGTTTTTTCTGGCGACGCAGCGCGATATCTCCTAGTGATTTCTGCTTTGCACGGAGCGCACTTCATATTTGGCTTGCGCGGCCCCCCACATTTACTACAAACACCCGTGGCTATCATACGACAGGACCGATACGGTAGGGGTAGTTGTCGGAGAAGCGGCTGTCGATCCAGTCGGAGGCCACGATGACCTCGGGGGTGTTCTGGATTGCGCCCTTGAACTTGGCCTGCTTGGCGGCCTGCTCCCGGCCCTGCACGAGCGCGGTGTAGCGGTCCGCGCCCTTGGTGAGGTCGTAGAAGATGGTCGTGGCCAGAAGGTAGGACAGGTACTTCACAAACTCCGGGGAGTACAAGCCGGGGTTGGTGACGCGCTTGACGTAGACGATCTTGAGCGGGGCATCGTCGGCCAGGATATAGTTACCTTCGCGCTTGAAGATAGTTTCACTGGCCGTGTAGTTACGCTTGCTCTCGTTCTGGTCGTCGCCAATGCCAATAAGCTGTAGCAGGTCGGACGGCACGGTAAAGCGGTTGGTGAAGCCGAACAGCGGAGTGGTCGGATCGGCGGCCAGTTCGGCGCGCTCGATCGCAAAATACCAGCGGTAGTCGGTGAGCGCCTGGTCGAGGACCACGTCGTAGACGCGCTTTAGAACCCGCGCCGCCTTGCCGTCCTCGTTCAGCGACGTGATGGAAGGCTCGCCGCAATGGGTGAGCGCTACGTTACAGATTTGGATTTGGCTCGCCATACCCGGATACTATCACGGATGGGGGGCAAAGAGAAACCCCCTGTCCACGAGGGACAGGGGGCCGCGGCGGGGGAGGAGGGTGAGGGAAACGCCCGCCGCGAGGACTACTCTGCCGTGGTCCCGGACGTAGCGATGCCCGATACCTTGGACGACTTGGAGGACTGGCGGTGGTACGAACGCACCAGCGCGTTAATCATCTTCTCGACGGACATGCCATCCGTCAGCGTGTTGTCGATCAGGAGCGCCACGGACCCCGTGAGGGACCCGCCCGTCCCGTAGGTCACAGTGACCTGTCGAGACGGGGTGATCGAGGCGTTGAGGGTAAGAGTGGCCAAGAGGCTACTCCACCATGTAGAGGATGTAGCCGTACAGCGAGCCGGAAGCCGGATTGCCGCCTTCCAGCTTGGCCGTCAGCGTGATGGCCGTCGACAGGCGCTCGCGGCCCAGGCCATACAGCGCCCAGGTGTTCGCGAAGGCCGACGTGCCCGCCGCCGTAGCGATGTCCAGCGCCGACAGGTACTTGTTCTCGGTCGTGCCGTCACCAATGTCGAGGGTTATCGACGTACCGAAATCGGTGAAGTCGACGAACCCGTTGAGGATGCGAGCGCCCACCGGGAGCTTCGCCAGTTCGACCAGGTCGTTCTGCGCAGCGTCGCCCGTCCAGGAGAACACGTCGCAGCGCACCTTGCCGTTCGACTGCCCGCTGTCCGGCTTCGTCTGCGGAGTAGCGCGAAGCCCGGTGATGATATCAGAGTAGAGAGTGGCCATGTGTCAGGTTCCTTGGTTAACTATTAGGCTTCGCTGCACAGAACCGAGACGACCATTTCGTCTTCCGTGCGGAGAGCTGCCCACGAGCCGCAGGTATAAATCTGCTGCGAGTAGCGCTTGTCCGGGCGGGGAGAGGCCGTGGTGTTCGGGTTCATGCCGTCGATGAAACGGATGGCGGGCTGCGCCCAGGCGAAGCAGTTGCGCACGCTGGACGTCGAGATCAGGCGCTCGGTACGGATGAACTTGAAGCCCAGGAAGGTGTCGACCTGGCCCTGCACGAGGGCCTTGACCGTGTTGAAGTCCTGCGACGTCACCTTGTCGTCTTCCAGAAGCTCGCGCATCTGGCGGGACGTGGCGGCGAAGAAGCGCGGGTAGAACTCGTCGACCTCGTTGGCGTCGAGGATTTCCTTGGCGCGGTTGAGCTTGTCGATCGTCAGGCCCGTCGAGCCCGAAGCAAGCTGCTGGGTCGAAGTCGGGAAGGCGGTCGTGCCCGAGCCGGTGTGGCCGGTGACGGCGGTGGCGTACAGCGCCGTGATGATGGCGTCGTCCATGCCACGGCCCATCGTGCCCGCGTGGCGCATCGTGTAGATGCTGTCGAGCTGGATCAGCATCTTGACGCGGTCCTGCTTGTCGATCAGGTCGGCCACGTCGTAGTCCTTCATGAACCACCAGCGCCGGGTCTGCGGCGTGTTGTTCAGGGGCGTGTCGCCATGACGCTCGTTGATCTCGTTCGGAGCGTCGATGCCGCCCGTAATTTCGATCGCGCCGCTCTCGCCCGTGCCCTGCTCGCGCATGACCGCGGGAAGCAGGCGCGAGTAGCGCTGTTCCGCGAGCAGATGCACGTTGCTGGAGAACTGGGTGACATACGACACCGGAATGTCGACAGAGTAAAGAATACGCATCAGATACGTTGCCTATTGGATAGGTTGTGGGGGTTCGGTGGAACCGCGCCGGGTGTCCCTATCCAGGGGCCGAACTTGGTCCGTGGGAGTATGGTTGTCACACTCCCACGGAATTGTCAAGTCCTACTTCTTCCAGAGGCTAGAGAGCGCATCTCGCAGCGCCAGGCCCAGCACCAGCACGCCGATCGCCACGCCCGCGAGAACGCCCAGGAAAATCCACAGGGCCGTCATCATTTGGCGCTCCGCTTCTCGGCCTTGGCGAAGAACTCCTGGGCCTTCTTCTCCAACTCGCGGCGCTTCATGATGTTGGGCTCGTCGATCGCCTGACGAATGAGCGCCTGGCCCTGCTCCTTGGCCGCATCTGGGGTGAGGCCGCCACCGAAGTCGCCCGGCTTGTCACCGCCGCCCTCGTCTTCGCCCAGCATCTTGCCGACTTTGGCCAGCATCTTCAGGACCGGACCGTCCGTACCCAATCCTGCCCGATTGAGGCTTTCGCGCAGGGCTTCGCCACCCAATTTGCCGACCGCGAAGTTGGCCGCGGCCACGTCGCCGTCGAACGCTTCGCCCAGTTCGTTCTTGAGCGCTTCGATGTTCTGGCTGTTGCGCTCGATCTCTGCCGCGGCCATGTCCTTCTGGCCCTGCTCGATCATGCCATTGAACGTACCGAGCAAGCCCTCAAGCTGCTTGGGCAGCACACCCGCCTTGAAGGCCGCCTCGGTGAGGGTCTTCATGCCCGGCGCGTCGAGCTTGATGCTCTCGCCCACCGCCTTCTGATCGAGCTTGTAGCCCGCCATGTCCTTGGGCAGGCCCATCTTTTCGAAGGCCGCGCGCTGGGCCTCCGGGCTCGCGTTCGGGGGAAGCTCGACCAGGTGGTCCGTGGGTCGCCCAATGAACTGCGAAGCGTGGTCGAAGCCGCGCACCAGTTCCTCGATGTTGGCGTACTTTTTGGCCGAAGGGCTTTCCTTCAGCTCCGGGGGGAGAGCGGATCGGTAGTCCCAGTTGTCAGGGAGCTTAAAAACGTCGCTGCGTTGCTGTTGGCCTTCTCCAGGATTTCCAGCCCCCACGCCTGGCGCAGCGCCTCCAGCTCCACCTCCAAGGAGACTATTCGGAGCGCCTGCTCCTCCCGCACCAGCATCGCCTGCGCCAGCGCCGCCCGCAGTTCCGCTACCTCCACTTCCACCAGCTTCTCCGTCATAATAAATTCGAAAACTAGAACTCGCCTTCATGTCCTTCACCCTTTCTCTGAACGGACGTTTCGCTCTCAGCCTCTGTGGGCTGTTTCAGATCGTCCGGTGTCATCGACAGCATCTTGCCGATATACACCAGCACCCCTCGATGACCCTCGTTGACGTGCGTGCCATAGGGGTCGCCGGGCACGTTCGTCGACTTGTTGGTGAAGCCGAACTTGGCCACCAGATGCGTCAGGACCACCTTGCCCGCGGGCGAGCCAAAACAATCCTGATAGAGAAGCACTAGCTCCTCCGGTGCGATTTCCCTCTTAGCCTGCATTATTGGCCTGTGTTACCTTCGCTCCAGCCGTCATAAGGGCGGCTCCTGCCTGCGCCGCTTCCGGCATCAACTGGGCCTGCATCGCGGCCTGCTCCTGCTGCGCACGGGCCTTGCGAACGCTGTCCACCTTGGTCTTGGTCTGCACGATCTTGGCCGACGCACCGTTGGCGAGCGGGAGCAGTTGAGCCACCATATCAGTGTCGATCCAATCGAACAAGCCCTTGTCGACCTGCGCCCACGCCGCCATCATTTCGAAGGTGCGGACGAGGGACAGGCCCTCCATCTGCTTCTGCGAGGCGATCAGTGGCGAGACGTACTCCAGCTTCAACTGCTTCCCGGCCAGTTCCATCGGGGGCTTGGGCAGGACGCCCGAGCGCTCTAGGATGTTGAACGTGCGCGTGACGAGGCGCGAGAACAACTCGGTTTGCATACGCACGAGCATGGGGGACAGGGCGCGGTTGCGCTCGTCGACTTCCTGGAGGACCTGCGTGGCCGTCTTGACCGGGCTGTCCGGAGTAACGAACAGCGGAGTGAAGAAGGCTTCCTTGATCGACTGCTGGCGCGCGATGAGCAGTTCGTTGCCCGTCTCGATGCGCGACGTGCCGGGCGGGATCAGGGTCTTGATATCGACCTGCCCCTCGGTGAACGTCAGGCCACCGGCATGGAGGCGCACCGGGGACACCAGCGAGCCATCGGGGATGACCAGCGGCGGGTCGACGATCTTCTCGGCCCCGCGCAGTATCGTGTCCGACATGCGGTTGACCATGCGGATATCCGGCATGGCGGTCATGGCCGGGCTGCGTCCATAGATTTCGCCGCGGGCCTTGTACCAGCGCGGCACGAAGTAGGGGAACTCCTCGTAGGAGCCGTATTCCAGGATGCGGTTCTCCGTGCCGGTCAAAATCCAGCACGAATAGAAGGCCGCGCCCTTGAGCTTCTGGCGCTCGGGCAACTCCACGGCCAGGGGGTCGGTGGCCGGGAAGACGGCGTGCAGGAAGCGATCCTTGGTGCCGAGCTTGTTGTCGGAGAGGTTCGTGTACTCCCGGCCCAGCTTCTCCGCGCTGAAGCGCTGGAGCGCCGCGCGCTTGGTCTGCGAGCGCTGGCGGATCATACTGTCGATGTTCTCGTCCTCGCCCTCGTCGATGACGCAGTCGTCGAGGTGGTAGACGCGGCAACGCAGCTTCTTGTTCACGACGTCTTCGAACATGACCGCCGTGCCGAACGCGCCGATATCGAGGTAGACCTGATGAAGCTGCGAATAGATATCCGCGCTCGGGGAGGTGAGCGCGTTCATGATCTTCTTCTGGCACGTCTCCAGGTACGCCCTGACCGTGGACGAAAGCTGGAGTTCCGGCTCGCCTTCGACGCCCAGGCGCACCCACTCGGAGGCCGGGTTGTTCAGGAGCGTGTGCAGGAAGGACGCGAACATCTCCAGCGACCGTGGCGCGGTGCTATCCAAAATCCAGCGCATTCGGTCCTGGCCGGGGGTGACCTGCTCCATGAAGGACGCGGAGTTCGGCAGGCAGTACCGGGCGATCGACTGCCACAGGCTTTCCCACGATCCTCGCTCGCCGCGCTTTGTCTTCTCCCGCTCTACGATCGCATCGGCCAGTTTGTTTTTCACTAGACGTTAGCTCCAACTGATGTGGCCCACGCCTGGACATTGGTGTAGTGCGCCGCCTCCTGCGCCGCGGTCAGGGGCGCACCGATCACGAACATGCCAATGCTTCCGGCGAACCCGCCCGTGATCGACCCCGCGCTGTTCGCACCGCCGATAAAGAGGGCCACGCTCGGAAGCGCCGTCGTCGAGGCAACCGTGCCGCCTGAGCCGCTGGCGGCCCCGCGCCGGTAGGCTATCCCGGTGGTGGCCCCGGTCCGGACCAGCACGTTGTGGCCCCTGCGATCCGAAGCTTCCGAACCAGTTACGTTGAACGTGGCCGAACACATAGCACCCCGCATGAGGCCAGTGCTGGAGCGTGTAACGATCGTGAGGTCGACCGCCCCCGCCGAAATCACCGTGTTGGACGCCGCCACGTTTGTCCGGTCGTAGGAAGCAAGCCGTCCGCTCGCCGCCACGAGGTTGACGGCGTGCGACGACGGGATAAACCCGGTGTTGATATAGTTGGTTCCGCTGAAGGTGTAGCCGGTGTTGGCCGCGAAGGTCGGAGAGCCGCTTGTCGTGGCCAGGCGGCGCTGCTTCAGGGACACGAGCGCCTGGGTGGCATTTTCACCCCACAGCGCCCAGTAGTCATCGGTCAGCGCCCACGTTCCCGCATCCTTCTCCGCGGCGATGAAAGCGCCCACCACACGCGCCCGGTCGTCGGATACTGAGCCGCTGTTGGCCCTTACCGCGCCAACCCACGCTTCGGTTTCTTCAAGTACACTTCCCGCCAAGTTGGTCGCCCCGGCCATCGGCGTGCTCATGGGCGCGCGCATTACGGGGCTCATTACGGTCATTGGCTACCAGTTGATAGCAGCGACGCCCGAGCCCGCCGCGCGGGTAAGGAGGCCGCAGCGCACTTCCCACACACCGGCAAGCTGCGCGGTCTGCGCGCCGCCCGTCGAGGCCGCGCCAGACGTATAAAGCGTGATGGTGTTTCCTGTTGTGCCGTCCGACTTGACGCGCCGGGCCTGCACCACCCAAACACAGGACAGGGTCGTGCTGTCGTCGGATACGGAAGCGGTGAAGACATTGGGAGAATTACGCCCGTCCATGCGCACCCAGTCGGTGTATTCGGCGTTGGCGTCTACCGCGGCTTCGCGGGTGCGGACGTTGCCGCCTACTGCATAAGCCATTACGCGCCTCCGAGAAGGGTCTTGCGCGTCTTGAGGCCCGAGAACTCGGAGCCGCTATCCGCTGCGGTGAGAAGGGACGAGGCCGCGCCCTGGCGGTTGGCCTGCTCGGCCATGCTCTTGTTCTTAGCTTCCTGCGCGGCCTGCTGCTCCTGCGCGCGAATTTCCGCGGCGCTCGGCCCTGTATTGAAATACTTGGCTTCGGACTGTTGGCCGCCACCAAAGAGGCGGGCGATGGGCGCGAAGATCGCGCCAATGTCGTAACGGACCTGCATAGGCTGGAGCCTACCACATGCAGGAGCTACCCGTCAATCTAAACGCCGCCCAGCAAAGTCTTACGGGTCTTCGCGTTTGCCAGCCCACCATTGTCCGGGGGCACAAGAAGCGTAGCGCCCGACCCCGCTCTGTTAGCGCCTTCTTCAGGTTTTGCGGCAGGTGTTTGCGGTTGGGGCGCACTGGCCTGCGGGCTCCCAATATTTTGACGTTGCTGTGGTGTGCCTACGTTGAACGCCTGCATAAGGCGCTCTAGCCCAAACGCCTTGCCCAGGTCGTAACGTACTATCATTCGGGCATGATACTTCAATCAGCCGTCGAACTCAACCACGTCCTTGCGAGCGTACTTCTTGCCGTGCAGCGCCCACCAACGAGCCCGGCCACGTTCCCCGCGATCGTCGAGGGGCAGGAAGTTCTGCGACAGGGGGTTGTCGCTGTCGTCCCTGCCGCTCGATCCCGCCCCGCGCTGCGTCGAGGAGTGGTACTTGATGCGCCGCGGGCGGACGGTTTCGCTGGGCTTCTCGTCAGCCATTGGCGCTCGGCCACCAGGTTTCCGGCGAGCCGCACTCCGGGCAGCAATCGGGGATGGGCGATCGGGGGTTGGGCTGGAGCAGCTTCACCGGACCCTTCCACCCGCAGTCGTCACAGGTCGCTTCTTCATCCTTTGGAGATTGCATCCATCTGCTCCTTGAGTTTCAGCTTACGCAACGAGAACGCCCAACGCAAGGCGCGCTCGTAGCCAGGGTTGTTCCGGCACGCCTTGATGTGTTCGCAGAACGACACACGCTCGGCGGGCTCCAGGGTGCGCCACCGCCCGGCGTTCACGTCGGCTAGTAGCGCGAAGGCTTCGGCCTGCTCGTGGCCCCAGTCACGGCTGGCGGGGTACAGACGGTCGTGAACGGCATGCCCAATCTCATGGCATAGCTGCGCAACGCCTGCGGACTGGGGGGCAAATAGAAAGGCGTATGCGGCGCTAGCGTCCGAGACGAAAGCCGGTCTTCCGGAATGAACAGGTCCAGTTGGACGGGTGAAGCCCCACTCGTTGACGAGTTCTTCGACGTAGTCTTCCCTGAAGTGGTCATCCACGATCCTTACGTTCTTCAATCCACGCCACAGGTAGTTGCCCCACACGCAATGCGCAACCAGTAACTCGGCACCCGACGCCGTACGAAACTTCACAATACCGCCGTCTGTTGGAGATAATCCTGCCCCTGCTCGGGCGCAAATTTCCGCAAACCCATCGCGAGGGTCCTCAGTGCATCCGCACTGTGAGACGTCCAATCGTGCTTGGGCTTCTGGCGGAATACCTGCTGCCGTTCATCATACTCTCGGTGGTACAGAGCCACGCGGTCAAGGCCATCCTGCGTCGAGCTGGTGTCGAAGAGGCAGCGCGGCAAAAGCGTTCGTACCGCTGCAATGCCGTCCTCCACGTTGGCGCGCGGAACAGTGACGCCGCGAACTCCAAGGGCACGGAGAACGGATGCGCGGGACTTGCCCGATCCAAGCTCGGTGACTTCGACGTCGTGTGGCCAGTAGTGTCGTCCATAGCGATACCCCTTCTTCTCCAGTATATCGGCGTAGTGGTCTAGCGCAGCGCCAGCGGCTTCGTAGTAGTCTATGACACGTACTTCGTTTGCCACACACTGAACAAACCAGATAGCTGTGCAATCGTCGAAGCCCAGGTCCCAACCTGTGTGGACCGGGAGGAGGGGGTTGTACGGGACTGCACGGATACGGTCACGGTCTTTAAGCTCGGCCAGTTGCTTCGCGTAGATCGCGCCCTTGACGGCGGCGTCCCAGCTACACTCGTACTCCTGCTCGTAGGCGTCGTCATCGTTCATGTCCATCCTGGCCAGGCGAAGTTCCTCGGCGTTCAACACCCCGGTCTGACTGGCCTTCCAGAGTTCCGCGGCCCAGTCACTACGATAGACGATCTCCTCGCCCGCCGCACTGTCGATCTCGCCGCCACCCATCTTCGCGCCCAAGCCCTGCGCCCACAACTCCGCGCGGCGGTGCATGTGGTGAGCATGGTTGCGCCCGAAGGGCGTGGTCATGAAGATCGCCCACTGGTTCGGGTCGAGGCGATTGTCGAAGCCGTTACGGTTTACGTCCGACAGCATCGGGCGGACCTGCTGCGTCCAGACGTGCGGCGGTATCTGCGCCCACTCGTCGAACACCACTCCGTCCAGATACATACCGCGCAATCGTTGCTTCGGGGTGTCCGTACCATACAGAGCGATCTGCGCCCGACCACCAAGCCGTGTCGGAAGCTCGACAGTTAGCTTGCTCTCCATTTTTTCCGCGGTAGGAATACGGTCGGCAAAGTCCTTCAGGTACGTCCATGCAATGTTCCTCGCCATGTCATAGGTCGGGGCCAGGTAGGCATACCGCCCGTTGGGAAATGGGCACTCGATCGCTTTCTCGCCCAGCGCGTTCACGGCCAGGACGGACTTCCCGAACCGGCGATGCACCACCCACGAGTTGAAGCGCTTCATGCGCTCGTACATCTGGCCCTGCAAGGGGCGCGGGATGAAGCGCGTAAGCTCGCGCACGTCCTCGGGCAGGTCTACGATGCGGGAGTTCTGCGTCGCTTTTACAATGGCCGCGACTTTGGCAACAAGGCTCAGGGGGTAAGCTCCGTCAGCTCTACGATGTTCGCCTTCGGGATACAGATGTCGCTTCCCGCGGTGCCGTCCTCCTCGCAGATCGAGCCCACGAGGACGATGTACTTGTCCGTCTCCTTGGCCACGAAGCCGGTCGACTGGATGAACGCCAGCTCCGCTTCCTGAACCCGATCCCAGGTGATCCACTCCCCTTCGGAGTAGCTGCAGGCATCCTCCCAGCGGATGCGAACGATGCGGGTGGGCATTACGAAGGGTGCGTCGGCCATGGTCTATTGTAGCACGCTTTGATCCCGTGCGGGAAGACCCGTGCTTCTTTCGCGGTTGCGCGGGCGGTTTCTTACCGAGCAGGAAGATTTCCAGGGGCCGTTTTGGTTTTTGTGAAATTATATAATAATAAAAATTATTCCGAGACGTTGTTCGTTACCGGGAACACGTTTTGAATTTTGAAAAATGCCCCATAGTTTCCGGTGGCGAAGGGGCAGGGCAGGGGGACCCTTAATAGGCGCGGGGTACCCCCTTCCTCGATCGCCAGATTTCCGAGGGGTATGTTATAACGTACCAGGCGGGGTGAGCGCTCACTCATATCGCCATGGCCTAACCCGCTAGGCGGGTAGATGTTCCATAATATATGTTATACGATCACGATGCCGATAGCCCAATGGTATCAAGGGCTTAGCCCATTGCGGCCAGGTCGCGGGCAAAGAAAAAGCCCGCACAAGGCGGGCTTAGGCGGTATCGAGGGGGATTGGGCTAGTAAACCATGAGATTGGAGACACGTTCCCTTGAGTATGAGTTGCGCTGAAAGACTGACTGTAGGTGAATTGCTATTAGCAACTCAATAAACGGGCTTGTCCGGACCGTGGGATCAGCCCCCTTCGGGGGGTTTGTAACATTCTGTAACATTTGCATGTCCTTTCAACGGTCAATCAAGATGGCAGTTAACGCCGGGGGTCGCGCATTTCACGGCGCACGCAGAACGAAAAGACAAAGCGCCCAAGCCATACGAAGCGCAATCCCCCGACGCGACGAGTGTAGAAATTGAATACTGGCTCACTCATGGGTCATGCTTCCCATGACAGGCTGACGCCACACCATTGCGCGACGTAGTAAGCGGTCAACCCCCGTTCATACGCAACGCCATCCATGCCGAATTCCCGCGCGTTGCCTTGATAAGCGAAAGTGTAAGTTATCGTGTACCTATCCATTTCAATTGCTTCCGGCTGCGATAGCTGGACCTTATCCCGAGATAATCGGACATGACAAGCAAAAAGAAAGCCCGGATAAACCGGGCTTCCCTCTCACATGATCCAGCCTAGCAGCATGACAGCTAGGGCTATCGCGGCCAGGGTCGCAAGCGTTTCGCGACCTTCGATCACATGGCGCGGCTTCATTTCTTGCCTATAAGCATGGTTCGCGCGGAGTCCCAGGCCTCCGCAGCTTTTCGGCTCCTAGGTGTTTCCATCGCGGTCATAAGGTTCTCCAGTGCGATAAACAAAGCGCGTGCGTCATGCTCTGCCCTGGCGACGTTATTCTGGCGCGTTATTTCCGCCGCTGTGAAGCTCATAGCGCCACACTCCGGACAATCCCCCGCCCATACGATGTCACCTTCCTCTGTTCGCTCCCAAAAGTCTTTAATCGGGTCCAGGTCCTCGTAGTGGCCCCGCCAATCACAATTCTGGCATACTGCAGCGTGGTCTATAGGAAGCTCTTTCCACGCCTTGTCTGTCATACGCTTGTGCATAGCCTATTCCTCCCGCTCTTTGTCCAATGACGTACCCTCAAAGGACACCCAAACCCATGCGCGAACATACGCGCCGTTGTCGTCCCCCTCTGATACCATGACATGAGCGTCGCTAGGGTCGCCCATTTCTACGCCGTGGTCGCAGTTAAACGCGCCGGAGCGTTCAGCTACGGCGAGTATTTCCGCCTCCCGCGCTTTCGCTTCTTTGGCGTTTACTTCCTGGTCCGCTTCCCACGCTGCGGCGTAGTCCGCTCTAATCTTCGCTTCCTGTTCGGGTGTCACAGCCTATTCCTCCCGTTCTTCGATATCGGCGCGCGGTGCAAGGATACCTGGGCGACGCTGATTTGCATCCTGCAACGCTATTGCCATGTCAACCGGCATTGCGCTTTGTGGCGAGTAGCGCGCGAGGAAACGCGCCAGGGGGGCCGCATCGTTGTCGTCGTGAATTCGCTTTGTCATGGTCTTATCTCCCTGCCTTGAACATGTTAGCCCCTGAACCGTGCGCCACGATGGCGATCGACTTGGCCTTGACGCTGGCACCACCACATAACCCGCACTTGTCGCACGTAGTACGGTGGCCCATGTCCGCGCTAGCAGGGCACAGCACTTCCTTGTGGCGTACTACGTCTGACTTGTCCCAAATCACGCGGAAGGTCCGCGCGCCAGCATTCCAGGCTGCCCACGCCGCGCTTTCACTGTCAGCCGATACCATGTAGCGCGCGGGATCGAACGCCGCGCCATTGACGCCGCTTTGGTGACTGTATGCCGTATGCCCGGCAGCTTGTGATAGCAGACTGTCCCATGCATATGAAGGAACCGCCGCGCCATCGCCATAGGTTCCGATACGTACCATGCGGCCGGCGCCGATTGCCGCGATTGCCTTGTGACCTGTGGCGCGAGGATAGATGCCGCGCAACATGGATTTGTAGACGATAAGCGGACCTTGATCTATGCGCACATAACAGGTCCGGTTCGTGGCCAATCCATGCACGTAGTTATTGGGCGAACCGCGATGCGGGCAGGCACCGCAAATCGAAGCATCTTGGCCGGTCCGGTTCGCCTCGCGTGGGTCGATATCGGCACGTAGGATATAGGTCTGTACCATATCGGCGGTCTTAGTGTTCTTTGACCGCGCTATGGCAATGGCCACGATGGGCTTGCCATCAAGGGCACTTGGCCCCTGGTATATGATATGGCCCGTGGGCTTTTTGATCATGGTGGTGATCCTTCAAATGGTGCTACAATAGACGGTCAAACCGTCGATAATTGGTCGGGAACGCCCCGGCCGTAGAACCGTTATTTCATGGGGCGCAAAAGCTGGCAACAAGAAAAGCGCGAAAACCGAAAAGAAATCAATCGGGCCAGATGAGCCAGGGCAAGGCGAGGAACGCCGAATAGCCTAGGGCGAAGCTTGGTTTACAGTGTTAACTTAACGCCGATAATGTGAGCCCTAGCTCATTTGGAATGTTATAACACTCGTAGCGCAGCCCGCGCCAGGCGATCGAGGAGGGGGCCGCCAGGCCGCTTTTCGATCCTATATCGCCAAGTGCTTTTCTGACCGCGCGTTGGAAATCAGGCTGGCAGAATTTCGAATTGTCCGGTGAGAAAAGCTAGAACTGTTCTTCCATCTGGTCCGTGATCTGGTCCAGGGGCGTTCCGACGCTTTCACCTTCCTCTACCACTTTGAACTCGCTTATCGGTGTGCCACGGGCTCCTGTGCCCTTCTTGTACGACTTCGTGACCGATCGGTAGTTCCTGGGGGCCAGCTCGGGCATCCCGCCGTCATGCCCCAGCGGATGCTGGCTGCTCTCCTCCATGTCGAGGCCCGCGGCGACCAGCGTCTTCTCCGCAACGAATATCTCGGCCATGGCCTTCACGGCGACCGCGACCGCCGCCATGTCCTTCATGGGGCGTAGCCCCTCGTAGCACTCCACCGTGGTGCGCTCCAAGAGCCTGCGCATGGCCCGGAGACTGGAGAACGCCTTGCGGTGCCTCCCCATCCTGAGATCATCCCTCAACGTCTCCAGATCGGGCTTGCTGGTGATATCTGTCATCGAACCACCCTACACCACCCCCGCCGCATCTGCAATCTACGGCACCCCACCGCCCCTCAACCACCGTTCGGCCACCAGGCGCGTTCTTGAGCGCGAACCTCTGCAAACCAACGACACACGATTTTCGAACCCCTCCATCATTTACCTTATCTCCTACTCTCCCCCTTACAGGGGAGAGAGAGATAGATAAGGGATGATAACGCATATACCATAGACGCGGCTAACCCGTTGAAAAATAACACATTTACTGCGTCTTCAACAATGCGTCATCAAGCTTTTTTCTGACCGCCCCCCAAAAATCGTTGTTGACGCGCCCCCGTAACGACGCAAACAAACCCTTATAAATCAGCTAATATTTGCGTCATTGACAGCGCGGCAACGAGCTTTTACACTGGCTCGCCCGCATCACATGAAAGGACCACCCGTGGCCAACGATCTTGAACTAATCCGCCTGCGCCAATTCCGCGACGACGTCCTGCGCGCCGTGAAGAAGCTCGGCCACCTGGAGCGCCCGCGCAAGCCGCGTTCCCCATCCACCGCGGCAGAGCGCCTCGACTGGTACGGCTATTGCTACGACGCCCTCGTGGCGCAACGCAAGCGCTACCCTGGGGCCTGTCAGATGACGGTGGACGCTATTGTGAAGGGAGGGGACTGGAGCGGCAAGACTGCTCAACAGAAGGCCCGCCTGGCGCGCTGGCTGCGCATGGTTACTGGCCGCAATGGGGAAGGGCTGGACCCTTCTCACCCTATGGCCCCCGCCTACGTGGGGACACACCCTCTAAGGTTCGCGTGGAGCCCGGACCTTACTCCCCCTCCGGAGGAATAACACCTCCCCGGAACCCTGTAACCGCCTTGGTCCCGATCGCACGCGGGGCCAAGGGGTGCGCGGTGTTCAGCGCCCCCCGATTGAACACGGAACGCAGCCAAGTCGCCGCGCCTCTCACACCCTCGGCCTCCATCCATTTCGCCAGTTCTGGTACCAGCACTTCCGAGCCGCTCGCCACCAGATACTTCTCCGCAATCTGGCCGCGGTTCATTTCCACCGCGATAGTCTCGGTGATCTGGCGCTTGCGGATCGCCTCGTCCTTGGGCGCGGACATCGTTTCCGGCTCGGCCGCATCCTCGGCCACCCCCTCCAGCACCAGGCTCGTCTCGGGCTCGTCTCCCTCCTCGACCGGAAACCCTGTGGGGACCTGCTTCATGAGCCCCCGCCACACCATGCCCTCCATGCCATCCTTCTGGCGGACCAGTTTCAGGCGGCAAGACAGTGGGCGTGCCTTCTCGACCAGCAAGCCGGTGTCGAGGGCGTTCCACATGGCGATCGCGCCCCTCCAATCCCGGCTGCCCTTCGGGGTGTGGTGCACCAGCATGACACAGCACTGAAAATGCAGGCGCAGCGAGTTACATGTATCCGCGATTTCACCCATGTCCTTCGTTGCGTTCTCCTCCTGGCCGGGGGTCGCCCGCGCCAAGGTGTCAACGATGACCAGCACCGGGCCTTTGCCACCCCATTTTTCATCCTTCGCCGCGGCTACACCCTCCAGCAGGCTCTCAAGTTGGTTTGTGTCAGCCAGGTCGATGCCGTCCCATACCGCCAGGTTATCTGATACCATCGTATTGTGGTGCTTCTCCCAGGCCCTCACGCGCGGGTCGATCGTGCCTTCTCCGCTGATATACACCACCGGACCCTCCGCTCGCACGTCGCGCTCCAGCCACGTCTTCTTGCCACTGGCTAGGGTACAGGCGAGGTCCAGTGCCACAAAGGACTTGTACGCCCCGCCGGGGCCGTACACCCCCGCCAGGCTGTTCTTTGCGAATACCCCCCTCACCAGCCACGGGGGCTTCGGGCGACTGCGCCTTTCCGACCAGTAGGTAAGCTTTCGTTTACCTCGGCCATGCGGCGCTTGCTCCCGCGCTTCTCCAAGGTCGAAACCTTGAGCGGCGGCGTTGCGGGCTTCTTCGTCGATGGCGTCGATGCCCGGTTGCCTTTGCCCGTTTTTGTACGCCGACCTGACTGTGGCATTGAACTCCTCCTCGTTTTCTTCACACAGGGGCGGGGTGCCCGTCACGCTGGGATGATCCTCCAGCACTTCGAATATCTTTGAAAGGGAAAGCCCCAGGTCTTTCAAAGTGCAGGCGGTCTTAAAAACTTTCATGTTGCGCTCGCCCTCGTCCGGGGACGCCAGGTTGCGCACATAGGCTAGCGCGCGCTCGACGTTGGCGGGCTGGTCTAGCTCTACCCGCGGCGTTTCCCGGTCTTCGCTGATTTCTCTTTTGCCTTGGGCGAGGGCTTGCAGGAGGCTTCCGGGAGCCCCCATACAATCAGTTGTAGCGCAGGGCGGCTCATCCCCGTAAGCGTAGACGAAGCCAAGCCCACCCTCTCCAGTCCCTCCTCTGGTATCAAGACCTTCACCGAGCAAACGCTGAACGGATGAAGGCGCGCTCCCGAGTAGAAAAATATGACGCCCTCCCGAAGGGGTCGATTGCTGGGGGTATTCCCACGCTTCAAAGCCATGTTCTGCCTCCAGTTTGGCCAGCGACGCTTCACCGTCCTTGCCGTTCTTCACGTCCACGTCGATCACGAAGCAGCCCGCCAGTCCTGGCACCGCCGCTACGCGCTTGTCTTCCCAGTCCCACGCACGAATGATGGCCTCGTCCGTGGTAGCCTTCTTCTGCCACTCCTTGATGGCCGGGTGGCCGGTTGAGTTACAAGGGAACACGGGCCACCCCTGCCTGGCCCAGGCCAATGCACGATCGAGCATTACTTATTGGTTTCCTTTGGCTTTTCGGCGTTTTGCGTATTCGCGCTGCCAGGCAAGGCGACGCTCTCGTTCTTCTGCGGTTTCAAGAAGACGACGGAAACGGGTTGCAGCAATCTGGCGTTTATACCAAAGCCTGTCGCGAGGCATTGTACGTGTTCCGCCGCGGCTCGTTGCAGATCCACGTCGCTTGGCGGCAGCACAGTCCAGAACTTCTCCGAGCAGAACACGATCGCCCTTCTCCCTTCCGAACTTCGGCACTACTTTCAAAAAACCGCTTTGTATCCAACGGTTTACGGTGTTTGGGTACACCTTGGCCACCTTCGCAGCCTGCTTGACGGTCAACACCCGGCGACGGTCTAACGTATCCATGATACCCGAAAAGATGCCTGTTGCGCCAGTGGTCTATATCACGCTACAATAATTCCGTCGAATTTGAAGGAGGGATCATGGAAGAACGTAAGCACACAAACCCGGACGGCCCTATCGTCACGATCTATGTTGGCGAGGGGGCCATCATTGGCGAGGGGGCCATCATTGGCGAGCGGGCCACGATTGGCAAGGGGGCCGCGATTGGCAAGTGGGCCAAGATTGGCAAGTGGGCCAAGATTGGCGAGGAGGCCATCATTGGCGAGCGGGCCAAGATTGGCGAGTGGGACAACATTGGCGAGTGGGCCATCATTGGCGAGGGGGCCATCATTGGCGGGGAGGCCATCATTGGCGAGCGGGCCAAGATTGGCGAGGGGGCCATCATTGGCGAGGGGGCCAAGATTGGCGAGTGGGCCAACATTGGCGAGCGGGGCACGATTGGGAACGGGGGCGCGATTGGGAAGGGGGCCGAGCTCGGGGAG